TTCATTGGGCCTGATTTAAAAACATCATATAATTTACTTGCCTTTCTATCCATACCAAATTCTTTTGCAAAAATTCTAACTGCTGGTACTGTACCTGTTTCATTGTACATTTGTCTTGCTTTATCAATGTACATTTTTATTTCATCTGTGATTTCCATATCATCTAGTTTAGCCATTTCATACATGACTTCTTCTGACCAATCACTTGTATTTAATAAAAATCCATCTCCATCTCTATCGCAACTTTTCATAAATTTACCTCAATATATCTGTTATAAATTGTTAAAACCCAATCTGTATAAAAGTGGTAGTGTATAATTCCTATAAACATAATTGTAGAACCTACCACATTCACTACAATTAATGACCAATCTTTCCACATTGCACCTACGATTAACCAACCTGTTATACCTATAAATTGAAAGTACATATTATATGGATATAGATTCATTGCTGTTGTTATTGCACCGAATATCAAGACTACACTTGCAAACCATTTGATATACCAATCTAGTCCTGTAGAAATTGGGCTGTGTACCATATCTTAAACTCCGGGTCTTTATCAAATTCTTGTAGTAACTCTGGTTGGTCTACTTGTCCATTTCTAATACAATCAGCAAGTAATTGCCATTTTTCTTCTTTAGTATATTTTTTTACATCTAAAATATCACTCATAAAAACACCTCTCTTAATATTAATTTAGTTTCTGTTTGGTTAAACTTTAAAAACGGTTTAAACTTATTTATTTTCTTGTTAAAATTTGGCCATATAATCTTATCTGTTATTTTTTCTTTCCAATCTTTTATAAAATTTAAATGATAGTCTATGATAATTAATGTTTCTGTACTAATCTTATTTCCAATACAATGTCGTAGAAGTATTGGATGCTGGCCATCACGAACAGTAATAACATCGGTGGGCATAATATTGTCCATACCACAAGTAGTAAGTATTCTATTGCAATCTTCTTTGAAGAAGTAGCTTCTCGAATCGGTTCTCCTTTTGTATTGTAAATATATTTCATGACTTTCTTTCTCTAATAAACTTCCTGACCATGCCTTATTCTTTTTTAAGAAGTTTGCAATCATAAAGTCATCTATTTCATCTTGGTTATATTTTACACTTAATTTATGAAACATATATCTGTCATTTCTTTTTGTAAATGTTTCTAACTTTGTATGTATCATACCACTATGTTCTGTGTAGTCATACTTGTCTGTTGTAAAATGTAATTTATATGCTAAGTACTTTCTATAAACTGCAAAACCATCATAGTGGTCATTCATAAAGGTAAAGTACCTCCTTTTTCAACTAAGTTTAATCCTTGTGCCTCTATTGTAATTTTTTCTTTTAGACTTTTAGATACATACTTACCAACTTCTGCTGGGTCTATCTTTTGTTGGTCACAATAAAAAAGAATAGCATCCATGTAAGACATGTCGCCACTTTCTCTTTTTATTTGTTCTATCTTTAGACTGAATTGTTTAGCGTTCATAATATAAAATCCTTGGGGTGTATTTCTGTGTGCCGAGCATACACCAGGCTCCGGCACTTCGTAAAGTGGTAGAGTGCCTAAACTATTTTACCTCTTGTAATTGTGGATTAACTGTATCATAAAAAGTTTGAATTGTTTTTTGTAATTCTTCTTCATAATCTTTAGGTTCTTTCACAAAAGACTTCATTGAACCATCTTCTGCAGCCATTAATATGACTATCTGTTCTATAGGTTCATTGTAAGTTTCAGCATACATCATTGAGTATGCTGTACATTGTAGAAAATAGTTATCTACCCATGCTTCTATTCTTTCTTTGTTTGCTGTTTTGAAATCAATAACTGATAGTTTACCATTATATTCTGCAACACAATCAACTTGACCTGCAATGGTCAATTTAGGACTGTACATAATTTCTTCTACTAATCTAATATTATTAATTTGGTCTAGATAGGGTTTCATTAATTTAAATAACCCTAATGGTAGGACATCCCTTATGGATGGTGTTTCGTTGTTCATGTATTGTTCTACTAATGTGTGTAGAGATTTACCTCTGTTTGCACATCTTCTCATTTCCCAATTAGCAACATTTTCGCCAATTGATTCACGCCATTTAGTTAGTCCTTCGGACTTTCTCATGCTCAATACTGAAGTAACAGATGGATAATGTGTTCCATCTATTTCGTAAAATCTGTGACCGTTTATCTTCTTACCTTTTGTTTGAGGTAGAATCTTTTTGTCTATGTCTGTATGTATAAATTTCATATCTGTTCTCTATTTATATATTGTATTCACTTATTATATACCAACCAACCCTAAATGTCAAGGCTGGTTGATACTTCATTATTTATTAGAATGATATACCTAGACTAACTGTAGCATATGTTGTATCAACATATTTAGCTGCACCAGTAGTGTCTGAATCGTTCTTACCGACTTCTAATCCAAAATCTACATCACTAATTGTTTTATTATAATTAACTTTAGTTACACTTCCTTTTAAGTCTTTACCCCATTCACCATAACTGAATGATAGGTTGTCTGTTAAATCTAATGTAACTTCTGTCCATGTATAATCTTGTTCTGTTGATGTTTTATAATTACCCACAGAATAGTCATATGATATACCACCATAAGAAAGTCCTGTGTTAAATTCTTCGTAATCAGAATCAAAATTATCACTATAATAATATCCTGTTACACCAGCATAAGAATCAAACCCCAATATTGTAAATGTTGTTCCTGCATAAACATCCATTTCAATACCTTGGTCTACATCTGCCATCCATGTTCCTGCATAGAAACTTCCTGTATCTACATCTGCACCAAAATTTACTGATGATTCAGATTGAAATACACCTCTATACCAATAGTCTGACATATAACCTATGTTATAACTAACTGATTCTGCATATATTGGAAAACTACTTAGTAGTAGTACCCCCATTAATATTTTTTTCATTACTTACCTCGTTATTGTTTTAGGTGAAAAGCGGTCCACCATTGTTAATTTAAGTCAGCAACCTGACTATGCTTTTCATAATATAGTTTTCAAATCGTTTTACAGCATGTAGCTAAAAATGTTCCTATCATCCATCCTGTTATCATTATTAGACTTATAAATCCAATAAATGCAACTGCAAATCTTAGTACATCCCAATAATATTTAATTGTTTCCATTATTTACACCTTTTAGAATTTGGTTTTCTTTTACAACGATAAGTTCCATGACTTGAATTTTTTGTCATCTTAACTACTTTACCACTTCCTGTTTTCTTTACAGGTGGTGCTGATGGAATTGCTGATTTACTCATTAGTATTAACCTCTTGTCAATTTTAAAATTTTTTCAATTTGTGCCTTAATAATAGGTCCTCTATTTGGCCAATAAATATAATCTTCTTCACTTTTTGCAAGATTATATAAGAAAGGTAAAATTACTTTTTCTACCTCTTTAAATCTTTTAACTGTTTCTTCATTAGATATCTCTTTTGTGATTGTATCTTTTTCAGCAACAATTTGCATGATTTCATTCATCATACTTTTAATAGTTTGAACATCTGATTTAACTTTTGATATTTCTATGTTAGTTTCTTTGTTCTCACCTACTACAACTTTTTCTTCTACAGGTTTTTGATTGACTGGTGTAAAACCAAAATCTTGGTCTAAGTCAAAACCTCTCATATAATCAGGTATATCTGACATTACTTGTTCCTCTTCTGTTTATCTAGTGCTTTTCTGACCACTTGTTTGGTCTTAATTTGTTTGATAGATTTTTTTCCGTACCTATCATTCAATTCACTATTAGGATGGGCGTCTGCGATTCTGGATAGATTATCTTTCCAACCAGAATCAGTTTTTATTCTTGACTGCCCAACACCTGCAACTATGTTTAGTCCTGTATGTACTTGTTCTACATCAGGATTATCAACTAAGTAGTTTTCCATTTCTGAAATTTTCATCATCTTTTCTTCAACTACTCCTGTTGATATATTGTGAAAGGTGTATGTAGGCATTATTGCATGTTCTCCAATGCTTTAGTGAAACGGTTTGCATGACTTCTTTCTGCCTTTGCAAGGGTTTCAAACCAATCTGCAACTTCATCAAAACCTTCATCTCTAGCAGTTTTAGCCATACCAGGATACATATCTGTATACTCATGGGTTTCACCAATAATAGCTGCCTTTAGATTCATTCTTGAATCACCTATAGGTTCTCCTGTTGCTGGGTCACCACAATCTTTTTCTAAGTATTCCATATGTCCATGTGCATGTCCAGTTTCACCTTCTGCTGTTGAACGAAATACTTGTGCCACATCATTTTGTCCTTCGACATCAGCCTTAGCTGCAAAATATAAATATCTACGATTCGCTTGTGATTCACCAGCGAAAGCTTCTTTTAAATTTTCTTCTGTCTTAGTTCCTTTTATACTCATTGTTTTCTCCTATAATATGAAATCCCAAAATAATGCTATTACAGATACAAAAAGTACTGCTTTAACAATATCAGGTAAATCATCACATATGTCTTGTATTTTATCAATCATATTGATTCTCCTATTGCTTGACTGTACCACTCGGGAACTTTTGAAGGTTCTTTCCATGTAGCAAAATCTCGCTTTTTCATTATATAATATTTGCGGTAACTCCCTACCACATCATTTGGTACTTTACATTCATCTGGCATAGCAGGTGTAGGTAAAGTTCCGACTACATTAAGAGGAGAATTTTTAGGTGGGTTTCTCAATACTTCTTTTAGTTTTACAACTGAAGTATGGTCTACACCTTTAAACCTCTTCTTAAATTCTTCGTTAAGAGCAATGAAGTGTCTATACAACCAGTTATAATTGTATGCACTTTTCATAACCCATTGGGTTGATGGATGATTAATCCACCCTGCCTTGTACAATGTCTGTTCCATCATAGTATTAGGATGACGCCATCTCTTGATTTTGCGACCATTCGCTGACTTACCATGATACATGACACCATCTTGTACTCTCTGTACTGCACATAACATCTGTGCTGATTCTAGTATCATTTTGACTACATGTTTATCACATGCCATCTGAGCAGATACTTCTGGACTCCTATCTAATGCAAAAATGTTCATAATATGTCCATTATACAGGAGTTTATATCATTTGTCAAGCTATTTTTACACATTATTTTTGTATTTATCATCACTATCTGACCATGTATGTATTTGATTCAACTTCAATTTAATCTCATCTGGACTTAATATTGCTCTTTCCTCATCAGTAAGGGATTCCATAAATTCTTTATAATCCCTATCTTTTTTCCAATCTTTTTTATTTGCTGTAATTATTTCAACTAGTTCTTTAACTAATTTATCTTTCTTATTCTGTACTAGGTTTTTAATATCTTCACTATTGTCCTCTAATTCTTCAACGGTTTCTCCGATTAACATCCTTCTTTCTTTAAAAGATATGTTTGCTGATATTAACATTAATACTGCAACAGGGTCAAATACAAATATCAATATTATAATAATGATTCGTACTGCCTTGTCAAAGTGATTTACTGCTTCATCACCATATATAAATTCTGCAACATACTTGATAGGACCTAAATCTGCCTCTAACTTTAATTGTTCTGTTCGTATGCCTGCCTTTTTATCTGATAGTAAATTAATCTTATTTAAACTTTCTTCTATCGTTTGTTCAAGTAAAAGTCTTTCTTGTTTTTGATTATTTCTTTCCGTTATTGCTCTTTGTGAACTACTAGTAAACCAACTCGATTCTTCTGATTGAGTTTCAATTAAATTATCCATTCTCGTTAATTGTTTTTGAGAACGATTAATTGTCTTTTGTCGTTGTTCTATTTGTTCATCTAATATTTGTACTTGTAATGCATTATTACTTTCTGGTACAACTTGGTCTAAATGTGCCTTTGATAAGAATCCGAAAATACCTACCGAAGTTATAAAAATTAAAACTATAACTGCACTTGTTAAATAATATTTAATTGATTTTGGTAATAATGGATTCTTCCAATTATTATACAACCAACTTGCTATAACAAGTTTTGCAACTTCTAATGCACCACCCATAGCATATATTGCTGTTGTGGCGCCTGCAAATAAAGCTGCTAATCCTATTATACTATAACCTGCGGCTATAATAGATAGTGCTATACCACTAATTAATATTAAGTAAGTTAAAAACATACTTATATTTATAATGTTTCTAACTCTTTAATTATTCGTATAACCCTATTTGCATAATCAGGTGTTTCACTATATCTAGTCATAGTTTTTACTGCAACCTTAGGATTCATCTGTTCATCATTTAATAATTTCTGTGTTCTGTATCTTCTAAACTTATAATATGCTTGATGTTCATTTAATAAACGATAGTATTCTTTTACTGAATCACATTTATTTAAAAATACTCTGTACATAACATCTTGATTTTCTTTTGCATGTCTATGAGGTACTTTGTTTGAAAATGCCTTTATACCAAATAGATTGTTTGAATCTTTTGCTAAGTCTGATTCGCCCCAACCTGTTTCTAAAACTGATTGTGCAATAATCATATTTCTAGGTATGTAATTGTTTCTTGTTATTGTTGATTCTATTTTGTTTACACATTGATTTAATCTATCAACATATTCTTCCTTGTTTGTATATTGAAAACTAGGTTCAGGAAAATCTCTTAATACATATTGATTCGGATTAAATGTACCGATATAATATATGACTAGTGTATAAAATGCACCAGCGATTATCTGATAAAATATATTAATTATTCTGCTAATCATTTTACATAAGCAATATAGTCATACCCACCAACATTGTTAGGTAATCTTCTAGAAAGAAATACTAACTTAGTATTTAATTTTAACATTTCTTTTCTTAATTTGTTTCTTTGAGTAGGTGTTAGATTGTCTTCTAAATCTTGACCCCAATTTCCAGTATAATATGTTATGACTGGTGATTTGTAATACTTTTGTTCTTTTGTTTTTTTAATATCCGTTTTTAAGTAATTTTTAAGAAACTTAGGTGCTTCTATCAACTGTTTTTTCAAAAATTGGTCTATCTCTTTACTCATAATATAATCTCCATGTTTAACTAACTTCTTTTACTTCCTGCACAACACATTTCGGTATTATTGTAGAATTTCCACATTCATCAATACTACCATCCTCTTTAAAATTAAAATCTGATACAAGTCTAATCATATCTTCTTCATCATCATCACTTATCAAAAAACCTGTGCTTAAACATCTAGGTAAATCATCTGATTTTACATCTTCAATACTTCTCCATGAACTATCAGATTGTATATCAATCCATATTACATGGACAAATTTATAAGGTATTTTTTTAATTGCTCTCATTTATCAACTCCTTAACCTTAACTAGGTTTTTATATTGTAAGACATTATCTGTCATACTATTAATAGAATCTTTAATTAAATTTTTGTATTCTTGTTTTAAATAAAATATGGAAGATAGAGGATGTACTTCTACATCAATAAAGAAAGCTGCTGTATCTTTATCAACTGTTAATGTTCTTTCATGTTCAACTCTAAAATATAAATCATCTAATTTATTGAAATTCGGTCTAGTATAACTTGGGTGATTACTTAAACTTCCTAGTGGTGATATGCCCCATGTATATCTTTCATAAGATGAACCACTTGTCATAGCACGCCAGATACCATCACTTGCCTTTCTTAACATTTCACTATCAGCAACTGCTTGATGAACATCTTCTAGTGTTAGACCTTGTACTTTGCCAGGATTCCAACCACTCGCCATTGCAACAAAACCTGCCTCAACTTTACCTTTATGCATTATAATAATGTCATCAGGTATTTCTAAACCCATTTCTTCTATTGAGTAAAAAGGTTCATCTGTTAATTGCATTGCTTTAGATGTTTTTTCAACTAAAGATTCTTGTCTTGCAATATAAGATTCAAAACACATTTCATCTGATAGAGTTTTAAATTCAAAGTTCCTCTCATTATATAAATCATCGGTGTATTCCTTCAAGACAACATTGTCTACAGGTTTGAATCGAGGATTCATTGTATAAGGTGTTTGTACTATTTCTTTTATGTTCATAATATAATAGGTCCATTATACAGGACCTCACACGATTTGTCAAGCACTTTTTTACTTTATTTTATTGATATCAATATAATCATCATTCCAATTAAAAGCGGATTTTACAACGGATGCTGTTAGTCCTTTGTACATATTATGCAACTTCTTATCTTTTATTCCAATCATTACTGTAGCTTCATCTTTATGAAGACCTTCTAGTATTTGAACAAATAGAGTTTCTTTTCTAGTTTTAGATAATGTATTATCACCACCTACAATAAAATGCCATAATTTAGAAGATTCTGCTTCAAGTCCAGTATGTTCTGTACCTGCTGGAGCTTCATTCGCCATATATGGAGGTGTACCTGTTGGTAAATCCCATACAATTTTAGGGTCAAATGCACCTTTCAAGATTCTTCTTAATCCTGGTGTATCATTCTCTTTTAAGATTTCTATTTTTTTTGATTTTACTTTAGCGTTATTTACTTTAGTGAACACTTCACTAAATAACGGTTTACCTGTACCACCTTGAGCCATGGAAGTCATAGCTGCAGGAGATATTAGATTTGGATTTCTTGTTACCATATTTTCACCTCATGTTTAAAAGTCATTTATATTTGTCATTAATGTTTTCAACTTATGGTCTATAAAATATTGCAATAGTTTTGAACTATTTGGTATCTTATATGACCTGTAAGTATTTATAATATCCTCTTGTATCGCTACAGGAATCTCTGTTAAATCAATCAACTTTTTATTTCGTTGATAATTTAATCTTGTTATACTACCGAGTGGTATATTATCTAATTCTGCCCACTCTTGTAATCTTTTTTTATGTATTGGTTGTTGTTTTTCACCTGTTACAAAAACATTATCATCAGATAGTATATTAGGTACGCCATCAGAACGGTCACCTTTTATAATTTGTTCATGTAAAAATTTTATTGGGTCTTCATCTTTAATAAATTTCTTTTGAATCGGACTAAATTGTTTTACTTCGGGATATTTATGTAATTGTATAAAGTCTTTATCACCTGATACTATCATAACATCTTCTTTATTGTTATGTGCCTCTCTGCATAATATCGCAATGATATCATCTGCCTCAGAATTATCTACTGATAATACCATGTAAGGAAAGTTTTCTGCAATCTCTTGTTTTACAACTGTAATAATATCAAAAAGGTCATCCCATTTATCCGTTGATTCTTTAGTTTCGGTTCTACCTTGTCTTCTTTGATGTTTATAATTAGGAAAGTATTCTCTACGCCAAGGGTTTGCTGAATCAGCGCATAATATTTGTGTACCATACTTCTGTTTAAATTTTAAATTATAACCTCTGATACTATTCAACACCATATGTCTAAACATATCTATATTAGGTGCTTGATGACCTCTTGTTTGGGCCATATAATTAGATATCAATACTTGATTTAAATCAACTAAAATCATTTATCATCTTCCGGTTCTTGTGTTGGTTTCCAATCAGATATGTCTGATATTTTTTCTTCAGTATTCATAAATTCATCTGATGGTGACCAATCTGGTTTAACTTCCGAAGTTTCTTCCGTTTCATCATCTGGAAATTCAAAATCTGCTTCAAATACTATTTCTTCTTGAGAAGTGATATCATCATTTTCATTCCCTATCATGTTTTCTTTTAAATCTTCAGGAACTAAAACTTTACTATAATTTATTATAGGTTGTACTTCATTATCAGCATTATATTGAATAGTTATAATTTTATCTATCAATGCTTGTGATATATGATTTCTATTCAAATCTCTATAAACTAATGCTCTAATCATTTCTGTGATAAATCCCAAATCACCATAAAAATGTTTTTTGTTTATATCACATCCATAATCTACTAAATGTTTTATTAATGATATAGCACATTCATCCACACATGATTCAACTAATTCTAATTCTTGTTGTTCTCTAGCTTCGCCAAGTGTTAAATTCTGAAATGAATTTTCATCAACCACAGTATCAACTGGTTTCATCTTCCCACCATTAGGAAATTGTAGTATGTTATCTTTATCCTTACTCAACTTTTTCTCCTTTGAAATTGACTAGACCTTGGTCATCAAAATATTCAACTAACTGATGATACCCACCAATTAATTCGCCATCAATTTTTATTTGTGGCATTGTTTTAACTTTTCTTCCTATATCTTCTAACATATCATCTACTGTTTTAAATTCTTCTAATTTTTTTTCATCATACTTTACACCAAGACTACTTAACATAGTCTTGGCTTTAGTACAGTATATACAATTGTTTTTACTATAAATTACTATTTTCATTTAAACTCATAATATCCGAATTGTACATCTTATTTAACTCACCCATAGGTAATCTTAATCCAACATATGCACGATAACTACCATCTTTAGTAATTGTAACATCTTGTTTAAAGATTTCATACCCACGAACTGAAGTATCTTTTATTGAATTAACTAAGGCACTTTCAACTTCAGTCATAACATATTTTTCTTTATCTTTACCGATTTCAGAAATGAACTGTTTACTTTCTTTGTTAATTGTACCTTTTATCATATCAGCAATTTCAGATTTTGCAATCATCTTCGCCTTCTCAATCGCAAGGTTTAAATCAGGCGATACAGATGTACCTGCCCCATATATACACATACCTTCTTGAGTATCATTACCACATAGTTTCATATTAGAATAATCTGCCATGAACCAACCTGGTACTGTTGTTGTTAAATCCGTACTTTCAGTTTTAAATGAATACATTGGATTGTTTGTTGTTGAACATGCACCTAATGTTAATGCAAATACAACTATTATATAATTTTTCATTATATTACTCCTATCACTCTATCAATAACACTATTTATACTACTGCTAAGATGTATAACCACTTCTTCAATGGTCAAATCTGTCATAGTAATAACAATAAATCCTAGAGTAAATATTATTATATTTTTAATCATTGGACCTCCCAATCACCAGATTTTGTAAGACATGCTTTTCCTGGTGTTTTAAAAGCATGATTCGGTCTATCATAATACCTGCAATAACTTGGTGCATTTGTATCACGATAATAAAATTCTGAATACAATTCCCAATAACCTGGTTCATCAAAGTTTTTTCTGCCGTCTGCACAGATTAATTGTTCTTCTTTTGTAACCACATCATCTTTAATTGTTGTTATAATCTTTGTAAAACAAGACTGTTGTTTTATTGGTTTTACTTTAGGGTGAAATTCTTCATCTGCAACTGCACCTGCCCATACAAATATCCATGATAATAAAATCAATTTACAAAATATCATAAATCCATATTCATCTTTATTCATTTGCACTCACCCATTCTCCTGTATAAGGATTTCTATATGGTTTTTCTAACCATCTACCATCTGGCATTTGACATGCCGTTCCAAATTCTGTTCTTCTGTCTACATTACCCATACCAATAACTGGCCATGAATTTGTTATATCAACGGTTACATCATAATCAACACATTTAAAAGGTCCTTGATAATATAAACTTGTTGTTTTTATTATACCACTATTACCTGTGTTTCTATTGAACCAGTTTGTATATGATTGACCACTTGTTGCAACATTCATATGGTCTACAAAAGTACCATAGTGAACATCATAGTCTGACTGATACATGTATTCTGCACCTGCAATAGCACCACCTAAGGTACACATTGCAATTACATATGGATTGTCAATACCCATTTGAACACATGCAACTGTCGTTGTTGTTGCACCTAAACCGGCGCCTATTTGCGACCTGGTTGTCAAACATCCTTGCAATGACAACCCAATCAAAACTATACCTAATATGTTAAGCGTTTTTCTTTGCTGGATATTTAGCATATTTTCCTTTATCATTTGATATCTCTCTACACATTTGTTGTATATCTTTTATTTGCACATCAATTTCTGCTTGTGAAAATTTTTCTGTTGTGTCATCATCTTGATGACCGTATTTCATTATCCTTAATTGTTCTGACTTATCATAAATTACTCTAATCTTGTCGCACATTGTACTGACTTTATGATACATTTTTTCCTCCAAGGTTAAAATGAGGTGCCCAGTTAAGGGCACCTCTAGTTTCAATTAAGAACCGTAAGCGAAACTTGTTCCGTAAAGTTTCTTGATTCCAGCAGCCACAATCGCTTTAGATGGTGTACCCATACGATATGAAGTGTTGTTACCATTAGTACCAGTACTTTGATTAATATAAATCATGTGTCCTTCTGAGCGTAATGTATCAACCATTGCTCTAGGTGATGTTAAGTCAAATCTACTTCTTAGGGTTCTCCAGAATACTGGTTGTCCTTTAGATAGTAAGTTTAGTACTTTTTCTTTTTTGCTTAGTCTAGCTCTTGCCATAATATTTACCTTTTGTTGTTATTTAATTTGACATTTTTAAGTCTGTCATGACTATTACACATAGTAATTCTATTGTTGTCACCATTATAGGACATTT